CAGCTAAAAGAAGAAAATCTTTTTGTTCTCGTATGCGAGGTATGAAAGAAAAGCTTACTTCAGCAGAAACAGCAAGAGATCCTAATAGCAGAATTAACAAAGCATTACGTAAATGGAACTGCTAATATGTGGAATTTATTACCTACTCTATTAAAGACAGGCGTTGATGTATTCAATAATAGACAAGAGTCTAAAAGACTTGAGTCATTAGCTGAACGTAACTATATGGAACGTGTTGCTAAAGGTGAAATTGAATATCAAAAAGCTGTTATGGATAATAACAATCAAGGATGGAAAGACGAGCTCGTCCTTATAATAGTTGTTTTGCCAATCATAATTTTAGCTTGGAGTATATTTAGTGGAGATCCAGAAGCTAAAGAAAAATTAGATTTATTTTTTCATTACTTTAATAACTTCCCAGAATTTTATAAGTGGTTAGTGTTAGGAATTTTCGGCAGCATATATGGTTTGAAACCAGGAATGGATTTACTTAAAAAGAAATAACAAGAAGTAAATGGAATTTATTAACGAAGGTTCTTTTCAAGAATACGATTACAATCAAGAAAATGAAGAATGTGAATGGAAACAAGTAACTGAATATTGGAGGTTACATAATGAAAAAAAAAACTTGGAAGAAATCTAAAAGACAAATTATAATTGATATTGGGCCTTGCAAACATTGTGGCAAGGATATGGTCAATACTGAAAGTTTTGTAATTTTTGCAGATAAGAGCAAAGCTCACTATATATGCTACAAAAATGACTACGAAAAAGGCTCTGAGAAGCCTCAGAATTGACAAAATAGGCTTTTCCTATACCCAAGTACCCTTAAAATAAGATGTTAAAATTTAGGGGGTTTATGACAATTTACCGCCATTTTCTACAAAGTGTTCAGATTCTAGCTCTGCTAATGCACCTTGTAGTAAATCTATGGCAAATTTTCTATTATTATAATTAGCAGCAAGGCTCATAATGTTGGAAGCTAAAGCAACCTGTGCGGCATCAATACCCTTACCTCTTAAAAGATCTATTGTAACTGTGTCTGCAATATTATCATAAATAGTTATGACTTCATCATTGCTAACTTGTCTTTGTTTAAATATATCTTTTAAGCTTAATATAGTTTTCATACTATAGAATCTAGTATGATATTCGGTATCAGTCACCTCACCGAAAAAAAAAGATAATTAGATTGTAAGCAAAGGCTTTTTTATCATCCTAATTACCCCAGGAATAAATTTACTCTAGCTTCTCTGGGTACACGAATTAGTCGTATCTAGATACCTTCGCTTACAATACACACAACATTGTAATCAATTTACAATTAGGTAACTACTTAAAGGTGAGTTACGTTAACCTACTAGAATTGGTCATCAAAATCACTATCAGACTGTGTAGTCGTTGTTGACGACTGTGTAGTCTTTGTAGATGATTTATCTCCAACCAATCTAATACTGCCTGTGTATCGAGGTACAACAACCTCTGTCACAATTCTGTTATTTCCGTTAAGGTCTTTATATTGTCTAGTTTCTAATTCACCTTCACAATATAACTGAGTACCTTTCTTAGCAAACTTTTGCATATTCTCTGCAAGTCTTGGATCAAACACAACTACTTTATGCCAAGTAGTTTTTTCTGCCCAATTGCCTTGCTGATCTTTAAACTTTTTATTAGTTGCTAAAGATAAGTTTGCAAAAGCTTCTCCTTTCTTTGTTTCCTTGATCTCTGGATCAGCTCCAAGACGACCTATTAACATTACTTTATTTATCATTTTTTAGCTCCTTTGGATTAATGATTTTTATATTACTTGTTGCTTTTACTTTAGGTTTGTTTCTAAGTTCATCAGGCATTTCATCCTCTGAATAAACAAATCCGTGTAAACCTAGCAATTTAAGAACGCATCTATCATAAGCACGTTTCTCTGCCATTGCATATGGATAAGCATTTTTTGTATTCTTAGGTGAAGACTCACCATAAGAAACTACAAATATAGATTTACCATCTTTAACTAGTTCAGCAGTACATCTAATTACAACAATACCATTAGCAGAATTAGTTTCTATTTCTTTATAATGATATTTAATATCGTTTTCTGCACCTGCTTGTTCAATGTATCTATGATACATTACCCAAGTTCCGTGGCAATCCCATAATGCTTTATATTCACCTTGCTCATTTTTCTGATCAAGATTTAATTTTTTAAGTATAGCTAATGCTCTACTGTCTATTGGTTTACCCATTTATATTCCTTTCGTTGTATATTGTTCATTAACATAAGTTTTACTTACTACATAAACATAAGCAGTTCGACCACTACCATTCTTACGTTTATCTTTTCTTTCTATCTTACCTTGTTTATATAGTTCTGTTACTCTAGGTCTAACTGTAAAAGGACTTAAAGATAACAACTCTGATACTTCATCAGCAGTAGCTCCAAAATTTCCTTTATTACATATTACGTCAAACACCTTTCTTCTAATAGTTTCTGCACCTTCTTTAATAAGTTCAGCAGCTTCTATTGAAGTATCAACTTGTTGACTCCCTGGTGAGTAAGGGTATGATTTGTCTTCCGTCATTGAACTCCTTTAGTTTAATATCAAAATTTTTAAATTCTACAAAATCAGGTGGTGGTGTTTTAGTTTCAACTAAATGCCAAAACAAAACTTCAGCAGCTAATAACTGTTCTTGAAATTCTTTATCTGGCAATACTTCAACTAAACCATATTTCATATTACCAAAAAAAATTGATAAATAAATTTTATCAGCACCATACACCATTAGATAATGTTGCAATTGTGCTTTATATTTTTCAGCAGTTTTAACTTCATTAGAAAAAGCATTAGTATGTTTACATTCTAACAATGCTTTTTTTTCTTGAAGTACACCATCTATATTACAATACATAAATGGATATTTTTTAGATGTTATAAATACTTGTTTGCCTACAACTTTAATTCCTGTTTGTTTTTCAAACCAACTAATATTAAAGTCTTCGGTATGGATTCCCATTTGTACTGGCAAAACATCAGAGAGATCTGCTGGTTCTTTTTCTCCAATTTTTTCTAAATACAAATCGTACCATTCACCTTGATATATTTTGGTAGCATCACTACCACCTATACCTGTTTTGCGATCAAAATTTTCTTTCATATATACATTCCCCATTTTATATTAGTAAATAATACTCCAGGTGAATTACCTTCTTCATCAGTAGAAGGTATTAATACTTGTCCGTCGTGTAAATGTAATGCTAATACATTTGGATATTCTTTTTCATCCCAATAATATGTTTGAGGTTTAAAAGTTACTTTAGTAATTAACTTATTAGTTAAGTTTTTAATAGCAAACTCTTTTCTCTCATCCATTAAACACATTGCTTTTTTCATATAATATTTCTATCCTTCCGTTATTTATATAATAGCCACTAACTGTTTTTGATTTTTTGATGTATGTTTCTAAATTGCAATCCCACTTTAGTAGCTTTATATTTTTTTTGTTCTTCCCATTGTTTCTTTTTCTTTTCATTAGCTATCCTTCTAAGTTTATCTAATTCTTGTAATGTTTTATATGGTATTTTATTATTGATTAACTTATCTGCAAACTCCATATAAGTTTTTTCATTGAACTCAATTGTACTATAGAACTTGAGCAAAGACATTTGCCAAGCTTGTTGTCTTACGTGATAAGGCGTAAAATCAATTTCCGTTTTCTTCTTTATTTTTCTCATCAGTAAATGATCCTTTTTCAAATGCTTCAATAGCAGCTTTTAATCTTTTGTTATCTGCTTTGAATTTATCAAATATAGTTTTTGTTTTAACCAAATAATGAATAGCATCTAACAATTCTTCAATTGTTTCATCTACCCATTCATTAATAGGTCGGTCATTAGCTTCCATTGTAACACCAAACTTATTCATACCTTCTATGTGGCGTTTAACAATTAGCTCTATGACTTCATTAACTATTGGATCATTTGTTAATTCACTAGAATCAATTATTGGATTAACTGTCATTGTTTTCCTTTTTCTCTTAAAGTTATTTCTGCTCCAAGGGCTTCTGCCCAACAACAGAATAACCAACCGCTTGGTTTTCTTATACCACATTCCCATTTTGAAACAAGACCCTTGGCGACACCAAGTATTTCATCCATTTCTAATTGAGATATGTTTCGTTTCTTTCTTAAAGAAACAAATTGCGGTATCACTTGATTATGAAAATGTTCTCCTAGTGATTTGTTAGCCATATACTAGGAATATGAATATTTTTAAAAATGTCAACTATATATGGTAGGTGAGATTTTAACCCCACCTACCCCATAACTTGGAGGTTACGGATTCCTAAATACGTTATTTTCTATAAATTCTCTTACATCTGGGTCGGTATCTGCTGGAGTTAATTCCACAGGTTTATCCAGAGTATAACCTGCGTGTTCTAATGGTAAAAAGAATGTTAAAGGTTTTTTAGTATGTTTACTTATTTTTAATAAACTACATAAAGGTACTCTATTAACAGCTTTTTCATACTTTTGTATTTGTTGAAAAGTTACTCCGATTAGTTTGCCTAATTCAGTTTGAGTAATTTTTCTATGCGGCAGCAATCTAGATTCTAAAATACGTTTGCCTACATATTCATATAATTGATCATCATTATACATTACCTTTTCTCCTTGATGCTTCTAATGTTCTCCATATATCTATTTTCATTTCAGCAGTTCTTCTTTTATTTTTTAATTTAAGAACTTCTATATTGAGAGCATTAATTGTTTTTATTGAGTTAACATAACTTTCGGAAGCGTAATAATCTTCAACTGCTTTTGACACAGACTTATCAGATACATTAACATAACTTCCTTTGTAATGTTTAATCATATCTTGTTGATATTGTAACTCCGCCGTAGATTCGGCGAAGTCATTATCTGTTTCAGCAAGAAAGTTTATTTCTTTTTCAATGTCCATTATTTACTTTCTATTTGTAAAAATGATTTAGGTGCAGCAACTGGAATACCAGACTTTTCAAATGTTGAACCTAAATATTTCCAAACTTCCATTATATCTCTACCAGAGTATAACACGTTTTTAGCTTGTTCTTCAAGAAATTCTAATTCATCTTTTACTTTGAATTTAGGTAATTTCTTTACAGCTCGTTTAGTTTCCAAAGCACAAACTTGTTTAAGTTCTCCTTCAACATCATCATATTGTTTAATGTCATCAAGTCTGTAATCATT